GCTCGTGAAGTCGGAATGGAATTACCAGACGAGGTAGATGACTTAGATGAAGTTCAAATCAATGCTTGGATTAGCAACGGCAAGCTGCTCAGGAGTGTTGTCAATCCATTTACTCCTCACCGAATTCCGTACAACGCTTTTTCTTATGAGCGCAATCCTTATAGTTTTTTTGGTATTGGTGTTGCGGAAAATATGGATGACTCGCAACAAATAATGAATGGACATGCTCGCATGGCTATTGACAACTTAGCACTAAGCGGCTCTCTAGTCTTTGACGTAGATGAATCAGCTCTTGTTGGCGGTCAGAACATGGAGATCTATCCCGGAAAAGTGTTCCGCCGTCAGGCAGGACAGGCCGGTCAGAGTATCTATGGCATGAAGTTTCCTAACACATCACAAGAAAACATGATGATGTTTGACAAGTTTCGTCAGTTAGCAGATGAGCAAACAGGTATTCCTAGTTACTCACACGGTCAAACAGGCGTACAGTCTATGACACGTACTGCATCAGGCATGTCTATGCTTCTAGGTGCAGCGTCATTGAATATTAAAACAGTAGTTAAGAACTTAGATGACTTCTTGCTTAAACCTCTTGGTGAGGCTTATTACCAGTGGAACATGCAGTTCTTCGAAGGCCAACTAGATGTAGAAGGCGATTTAGAAATTAAAGCTATGGGTACAAATAGCTTAATGCAGAAAGAAGTACGTAGTCAACGACTAACAATGTTCTTACAAACTGCACAGAATCCCGCTATTGCACCTTTCGTTAAGATCTCTAAGATCGTCAGCGAGCTTGCATACAGCTTAGACTTAGACCCTGATGAGATCTTAAACGATCCTGAAGAAGCCGCAATTATGGCACAGATTATAGGAGCACAGAATGCTGGACAAGCAACTGGCGGCGAAGCTCTCGCCCCTAACGAGCAACAGGGAGCTATGGCAGGCCCTGCTGGAGCACCTGAACAACCTCAAGACCTTGGAGCTACAGGCACTGGTGGCGGCAACATCGGAACAGGAAATGTACCGCAGGCAGGGGAGAGTGAATTCTCTGGTTAACCTAGAGACACTTCAAGATCAAGTTTCTGAAGCTAAGAACAGGACATAATAATATGTATGATAAAATGAAAGTTAAATATAATGAAGGCTCAATGCTCACTACGCCTGAAATGGAATTAGAAGATACATACTCTAACATCCCTGAAGATGAAGTAGAAGCAGCAGAAGCTTCACAACTACCTGATGATGAAATGGTAGACACTTTCCAAGACTTCGTATTAGGCGAAGCTCTTACAGAAGACGAACAAGACATGCTTTCAGAAGCTTTAGAAAGCAATGTAGAATTAGCAATGGTCTTTGATAAAGTCTTAGACGTTGCAGCAGAATTCTCTGGTGAAGGTTCCGTAGAAGGAATTGGTACTGGAGTATCAGATTCGATACCAGCTAGGTTATCGGACGGTGAATTTGTTTTCACCAAAAAGGCTGTTGATTCAATTGGCGCTGAAAACCTCCAACTTATGATGGATGAGGCAGAGCAAGCTTTTGATGAAGGCGGTCGAGTACAAAAAGCATTTGGCGGTTTAACTGAAGATCCGCTCCAAAATGAAAAAACATACGGAGTAACTGAAGTTGAAGACACGAATAGAGACATTAAAAAACAAATGATGTCTGCTAATCAAATGCCAAGTCTTTTATAATCAGTAAGGCTACCTAGACCCTTAGCCCCTTACTAACTTTTAACCTAGAGGCCACCTTTTAATTCGAGACCCTGTTACGTTTAGCTAACTAAACAGCCACCTTGAAAGACGAAAAGCCCCAATAGGAGTGTGACAATATGTCTAACGAACAAGTAGTAGAAGAAACTGCAAACCCTTACAACTCTAAAAAGTCTTGGCATACGCCAGATGAAGGAAGTTCAGGATCAGCAGACGGAGTATTCTTTGAACGACCAGATAGTAAACAGGCTACCCCCGAAGAGGCCCCTGAAGAAGCTACTGAGAAGAAGCAAAGAACCAACTATAAGAAACGATACGATGACTTAAAGAAACATTATGATGAGAAGGTTTCTGGTTTTAAACAGCGAGAATTAGAACTGCAAGCTGCGGCTGAGAGCACTGCTCCAAACGTCCAGTTAAAAAGCGCAGAAGATTTAGAAGCATTTAAAAACCAATACCCTGACCTATATGATACAGTAGAGACTGTGGCTCACATGAAAACTGAGACACAAACTAAAGCACTTCAAGCTAAAATGGACATGATCCAAGATCGTGAAAACACGATAGCACGAAGAGAAGCTGAAGAAACTTTACGGGATCGTCATCCTGACTTCGAAGATATTCGAGGTGATGACAATTTTCATAGCTGGGCTAAAGAACAACCTGAAGCAATTCAAGGTTGGATCTACGATAACCCAGACAATGTACAACTTGCAGTTAAAGCTATTGATCTTTATAAAATGGAATCTGGAATTTCTACTAAAGGTAAACGTAAGACTAAAGCGTCACAAACCACTGGATCAGCAGCGGACATGGTATCTACTAAAACAACTAATGTAGGCACTGATGAAGCTAAGATCTGGACACAACGGGAAATTAATTCGCTTAGTCTCGACCAGTATGATAAGCACGAACAAGAAATTGATCAAGCTATCATGGAAGGACGAGTGCGTTAATTCTAAACTTTTCTTTTTTTTAGGAGTAACATCTCATGGCTAAATTCCAAGGCGCAGGTAATCCAGCACCCGGTAACTTTGACACACAAATCGCAGGCCAAACTAACGGTCTTTTCTTACCAGAAGTCTATTCGAAAAAAGTACAAAACTTTTTCCGTAAAGCTTCAGTAGTAGAAGCAATCACTAACACTGATTACGCTGGTGAAATCTCATCTTTCGGTGACTCTGTACAGATCATCAAAGAACCAGAAATCACTGTGCATGATTACACTCGTGGTGCGGACACTGATGCAACACCTTTAACTGACAAAGAAACTTCGTTAGTTGTTGATACAGCAAAAGCATTCAAATTCGTCGTTGATGATATTGAAAGCAAAATGTCTCACGTAAACTTCAAAGAAGTAGCTGCTTCATCTGCTGCTTACGCTTTGAAAGATGCGTATGACACAGCAGTACTAGCAAAAATGTTTGCTGGTGTAGGTACTGGTGGCATTGTTGGCGGTGACGATACAACTGACGTAGACACTATTGACGGTGCTGATGCTGCTGATAAACCAATCGACATCTCTGGTGTTACTGGCGGTGCTGTAGATCCTCTTGACATCATGGCTCGTTTAGCTCGTATTCTTGATGAGCAAAATGTTCCAGAAGAAGGTCGTTACTTCGTAGCTCCACCTTGGTTCTACGAGCAATTAAGCCAGTCTAGCTCTAAGTTAATGTCTGTTGACTTTAACGGCGGCCAAGGCTCAATCCGCAACGGTCTAGTAAGCTCTGGTAAGTTACGAGGCTTTGAAATGTATAAGTCGAATAACACTCCGGCTGCTACTCAAGGCGGCGCAGTGCAAGAAATCTTGGCTGGTCACATGTCTGCGGTATCTACTGCACAGACTATCGTGAACACTGAAGTCTTGCGTAGTCAGACTAGCTTCGGCGACATCTGTCGTGGCTTGCATGTATTCGGTGCGAAAGTTTTACGCCCTGAAGCACTAGCAAAAGCATATGTATCTTCTTTAGATTAATATGTAGACTAAGAGCGAGGGGTGTAAAAGCCCCTCAATCTTTTTAGAGGTATTGAAATGTCTAATGTAATAGGTTCACCAACTAAACCAGCAGTGATGAATATAAGAAAAGTAGTTAAAGTAAATAGTTCAGTATATACTGGAGAGTCTAAAAAGAACTTTGACGACAACTGGGATGCAATCTTTAAAAAGAAAGATAAAAAAACTACCGAGGAAAAGTAAATGGCAACATCATATTTAGATTTGACTAATGAACTTCTTCGTGAGTTAAATGAAGTACCGTTAACAACGGGTGACTTTGGACAAGCCCTTGGCATCCAAGCATACGTTAAAGACTGCGTTAATCGTGCGTACTTCGATATTATCAATGAAGAACCTCAATGGCCTTTTCTAACTGTTACTGAATCAGGTGGTGTTAACGACCCGATGTTAGGAAATATATCTGTAGATACTGTTGCAGGTCAAAGATTCTATGAGCTAAAAACAAACGGCTCACACACACAAGATTATAGTTCTATAGATTGGGATACATTCTATATGACAACAGTAGGAGTAGCAGGAGAGACTGCACCTTACTCAGCGAATAACTTACGCTACACAACCACAGAAGAGTGGAAAGATTATTATCGTATCAGCGAAAACTTAGATGATGCGGATGCACAAACTTACGGCGAACCTGCTCGTGTGATCAGAAGCCCTGATGGACGCAAGTTCGGTCTAAGCCCCCTCCCCGATAAAGTATATAAAATATGGTTTACTGCGTGGGTACTACCTACAAAGCTTTCAGCGTCTACTGACGTAATCGTATTCCCCGAAATGTACACCTCTGTCTTACTTGCTAAAGCACGTTACTACATCTGGCAGTTTAAAGACAATCCACAGTCGGCTGCATTTGCACTTGATGACTATAAAAAAGGAATGAAGTCTATGCGTTCAAATCTTATTGAGCCTACGCCTTCGTACTTCAAAGATGACAGAGTGAGATTTATTTAATGGCTGCTTCACAACCTTTTGGTTTTGTATGTAAAGGCGGATTAGATACTAATACTAATCAGCTCGCTGCTTTGGGTGCGCCCGGAACAGCTATAGAGCTTCAAAACTTTGAGGTCGATTCAGACTCCGGATACCGTAGAATTAATGGTTACACTCCTTACGGTACAGCTAAGCCAAATGGAACTGCGGATATTAAAGGTATCATGGCTTATGCGGGAGGACTACTTGTTTGTTCCGGCAGCGCTATTATGTTTACAATAGACGGTATAACTTGGGTCAATGTAGCTAGAGCCGGACAAACTAATACAGATCACACGTATGCTGAGTATTTCGTAACTGGTGGTGGTAAAACTCTTGTAGATAGAACAGGTCAAGGCCAGACAAGCTTTGTGTATGAAGAAGGTATAGGAGACAATGGAACTGTAGTTATTTTAGACGGTGTTAACCTGCCGTTTACTCTTACAATTAAAGGCACTGGCGATTTAGATACTCGAACTTATAACGGCCATGAATTCGTAGTAGACTCAGCCACCACACCGTCTGTAGGTACTCGACACGAAACACGCCTCGTGGTAGGAGCAGGAACTTCTTTATATTATAGTTCTGTAGGTAGCGTCACTAACTTTTCGACAGGAGCACACTTAGTTCTTGGAGATACTATTGTAGGTTTAAAAAGTTTCCGTAATGACGTTATTATATTTTGTGCTAACAGCATCCATAAGTTTGTTAACATGGGAGCTGGCGTAAATGACGGGGAAGCTATAGTACCTATTACTACAAACGTAGGGTGCATTGCAGCCGGTAGTATACAAGAGATAGGCGGCGATTTAGTATTTCTGAGTTCTGATGGCATACGCACAGTTGCAGGTACAGCCCGTATTGGTGACGTAGAGTTAAGCTCAATCAGTCGTCAAGTCCAGCCCACATTTGCAAAGCTTGCAAAAAATATTAATAATCTTATTGTTTCAAGCGCTGTCATTCGAAGTAAAAATCAATATAGACTTTTCTACTCAGAAGCTGACGAGCTTGTATCAGGCTCTAAAGGCATCATAGGCACACTAACTAATAACGGTTTTGAGTGGTCAGAAACAGTAGGTATTCAAGCTCATGCTTTGGATTCAAGTTTTGATACAGATGGTGTAGAAAAATATTATCATGGTGATAAAAACGGTTATGTATATTTACATGATCAAGGTAAAAGTTTTTATAACGAAGGGGTTGCTTTCAATATAAACTCTAGGTACGTCACCCCGTTCTATGATTTCGGAGACGTGGGTAGCAGAAAAACACTACACTATGTAAAAGTCTCAATCAGCCCTGAGTCTACTGTAATCCCAACACTACATGTTAGATACGATTATAACAGCGTAGAGGCTCCGCAACCAACCCCTTATGTAATGACTACGATTCCTGTACCTTCTGTATATGGACTTTCAAGGTATGGGGAAAGCGCTTATGGCGGTATCGGTGATCCGATGGTTAGACAGGCTGTTCAGGGCAGTGGACACACAGCAAACTTTTCAATTATAAGTGACGACCAAAAAGGTTCTTACCGTATTAATGGTCTTTTCATAGATTACGTGCCAGCAGGCAGGAGATAAAAGAATGACAGGTTATACTAAAACAAAGACTTTTACAAATGGTGAGACTATTGACGCAGAGGACTTTACTACTGAGTTTAATAATGTTTCAGTAGCTTTTGATGAGAGCACAGGTCACACTCATAACGGTGACGTAGACTCAGGTGCTTATGTTCCTCTGATTAGTTCTGCTGATACCTTTACTAAGATCACAACTACTGAAGCTACTGACCAATTAAACTTCTATACAAATGTAAGCGGTGC